CAGAACTTATACTTGACGAACAGAGAAAGTATGGTATAATATTATTATGCTAAAAGGTCAACCAAATCCTGCAAAGGGCAGGTCCAAGTATAGATCCGTAGAATGGATGTATTACTGGTCAAAGAAGAAACGAAGGAAGAGTTCCCATCGTAAAGATGGTTACCAGTATCCAGAGTTTCAGTTGTCGCTTGAGGATATGAACTACTTGAGTGATCTCTACCACGAACAATTTGGCGAGGACGCACCTCTCCCATGCAGAGAGGGATACCACTTGGGCAGAATAGACCACGACAAGGGTTACTTCTTGGGAAATGTGGAGTGGCAATGGCATGCCGATAACCAAAGGGAAGCGATGAAACGAGACCCTAAAGTAAAGAAACTCAAGGAAGGTGTGAAGAGGTGGCCTAGTGGTAGAATCTGTTATTACGAACACAAGACGAATCGTAAAAATTTACTTGACAAATCTTGATTCCGTGTTACAATATGAAATATGAGAATATCGATCTCAAGAAGGCCGATACCTTGGTCAAAGAGGTTGAAGGCATCGTTACTAAATACAATATGGGATACCTTGAGGCTATCCTGTTTTATTGCGACCTACACTCGATAGACGAGGAGATGGTCGCTCAGTATGTTGTTGGTCCATTGAAGCAAAAGATTGCACAAGAAGCCAGCGACCTTCACCTTATTGAAGGTGAGAAAACAACCGAACTAGAATTCTAGTTCACAATCGCATACAACGCTATAATCCGCTATACGAAAGGTAAATATGGATTTCACCGCACTAAAGCGCTCTTCCCAGAGCGATCTCGATTCCCTCCGATCAGCTATCCAAAAGACAGACAGTCAAGGTGGTGGTAACAACCAAGACGAAAATCTCTGGAAACCAGAGGTTGATGCATCTGGTAATGGGTACGCTATCATTCGATTTCTTCCCGCTCCTGCAGGCGAGGAACTTCCTTGGGCCAAGTTATGGACTCATGGATTCCAAGGTCCAGGCGGTTGGTATATCGAAAAGAGTCTCACGACTATCAATCAGAAAGACCCAGTAAGTGAGATGAACTCACGACTCTGGAACTCTGGTGACGAAGATGACAAGGCGATTGTTCGTCAACGTAAACGTCGCTTAGAGTATTACTCAAACATCCTTGTTCTGAGTGATCCTAAGAATCCCGACAACGAAGGTAAAGTATTCTTGTATCGGTATGGTAAGAAGATTTTCGGTAAGATACAGGAAGCGATGAACCCTGAGTTCGCGGATGAGACACCTATCAATCCGTTTGACTTCTGGAAAGGTGCAGACTTCCGTCTGAAGATTCGTAACCTTGATGGTTATAGGAACTATGACAAGTCGGAGTTTGATCAACCTTCCGCATTGTTCGATGGTGAGGACACCAAGCTTGAAGAAGTTTGGAAACAGGAACACTCCCTGAAACCATACACTGATCCTGCTGAGTTCAAGTCTTATAAGGAACTTGAGGAGAAGTTACATCGTGTCTTGGGTATTGAAGAGGCGGGTATGGGAACGGCTTCTGCCGAGGATGAGGATTTGCAGGAGTATACACCTGCTAAGACCGCTCCTGTTATGTCGGCTCCTGAGACTTCTGCGTCTCCAGAACCAGACCTTCCAGTTGAGACCTCGACTCCACAAGACGCGAGTCAGTTGGATCTCGACTACTTCAAGAAGTTAGCTGCTCAGAACTAACCCTCGTAGCCTGGGAGTTTAGCGAACTCTCCCTGTATCTGTGATAGGATGTTTGCAAGGACTTGGTTTCCTTCACCTATTGCGTTTACAATCGCTTGATTCCCAATCGAGGACGCTTCTATCTGGGCTCCCGCCGCGGCGACTGTAACAGCGGACGTATCAGCGTTGGTATCAACCGCGTTTGTCTGTGACTGTGCAGTCGCCTGACCTTTCGCTACTATCTGTTCTGCTTTTAGTAATTCTTCACTCTTTACTTTCTTTTGGACCAAGTCTCTAACATCTAAACTATGAGCCATTGCTTGACCTACAAGTTTTCCATCCTTATCTCTTTTTTCTCTTACTGTAGGATTGCCTGTTATTTCATTACGAACCTCTCTATACAGTGCGTCTCTTTCGGATCTACTGAAACCTTCCATCTTGAGATACTTTCTTAGGTCTCTCAAGTTGTCCATTTTAGAACCTTTCCTGAAGATTTTCCCGATTTCGTTTGCTTGATCTTGAGTAAGGGTTACTTCCGTTTTCCCTCCTGCAGGTCCACCCAGACTTTTCGGTGATCCTGGCGATCTCAAATCTTTCACTTGACTAGCGGCGGCACCGACCTTCTCCATTCCTATTGCAAAACCTTCAAGAGCCTTCTGTATCTGTTCTCCGTTGATGTCCTTCGCACTGAGTTTTATCAGTAGGTCAACGAAACCATCAAAGGAACCTTTCTGTCCCATGATGTTACCGATACCAGACTTGATCTTTCCTTCTGAGAATACGACAAAGGCATCTGCTATACCACCCATACCTTCGCCAATAGCGTATAACTTATCGGCAAACCCTTCTGGCATTTGAGTAGCGAGAACACCGAATGGACGTAGTGGTCCAAGTGCGTCTAGTGGGTCATCTTTCTTTGGATCTTCACCTGAGAACCAGTTCTTCATCGCACCAAGGACACCCTTTGCCCCTTCAGCCAACGAAGCTGCGAGTCCACCACCTGCGAACACAGCGAGACCAGCACCGATAGCGGCGATTCCTGCACCGACTTTGATGAGGTTCATTCCGTCTAGATCAGATAACAGGGTAAGTGATTCACTGAAGGCTCCACCCAAGAGTCCACCCACACCTTTACCAATGTTCGTCATGAGGACAACGAAGTCATCACCAGTTACGCCGAGTTCTGCGAAGATACTGGCGATACCTCCCGCCGCTCCTGCAAAAGCTGCAAGACCAGCACCTAATAGACCCATCTTGATCGGGAAGGTCATCGGTATCAACGCACCAGCTAGGATAATCGCACCAAGTGTTACTGTGTCAATCGATGATAAGACTTTGAATGTCCCACCGACTACACGTTCTACGTTACTCATGTCGACTGCCATCGGATCACCGCCTTCCACATTGGGTAGGAAGAATCCAAGAATCTTATCTGCGACTGTGAATACAGCGGAGAAGGCTAGGATACCAGCAGCGAGTGAACCCATTCCTTTGATCAGTTTGCCAGGTCCGACATTCAGTTTCGCTACAGCGACTCCTCCAGCGAAAAGCGCTCCCATCGCCGTTGCCGAGATCGATACACCTTCAAATGCACCGACAAAACTTCCGATAGCGGACTTCATGATGGACGCGTCGACTGCACCAATAGCTTTCAACATATCACCACCACCACCCCATTCAATACCTGCGAGAGCGGCTTTCAATACAGCATCAGCTACGGCGAATACACCCATGAACGCGAGAGTTCCAAGACCCAACGCTCCCATACCTTTCGCCATCGCCTTTCCGTCCACTTTGAACTTAGCGATCGCTGCACCGATAGCCATCACACCAGTAATCAATACAGTTGACACACCATCAAATGCCCCAAAGACATTCTGCATCAGTTTCTTGATTCCCTCTCCGTCTACTTCAAATAGTTTGGTCAATCCGTCTGCTACTGCGAAGGGAGTCATGAATCCAACGATACCAGCACCAAGGGCAGTCATACCCTTCATGATATCTTTTTCTACACCCTTCTTTCCACCAAGGGCGATGATTGTCCCTAGACCAAGGATCGTGAATAGTGTAGCTGTTCCTTTGATTCCATCGAACGCACCGAATACATTTTGCATCAGTGTTTTGATACTACTACCATCTATTCCAACCGCAGCTCCCAACTTAGCGACAAGGTCACCCAGTAAAAGACCTGTGAAGAATCCTGAGATACCAGCACCAAGGGCAGTCATACCAGTCAGAAGTTTTATCTGATCTGTCGCACCAAGTTTAGAGGTGATTACACCAGCACCGATTATCATACCAAAAGCGGCGAGTCCTTCTACACCTACACCATTGAAGGCATCAAAAAAGTTCTTCATTACTTTTACGACACCCTCACCAGCACTCTCAGCGAATTGCATCGCTGACCCGATCGCTGCGAAACCTACAAAGAAAGCTGCGATACCAGCACCCAATGCACCCATCCCCTTGATGAAACCAAGACCGACCTTAGCGATCGCTTTGAAGATTCCTCCGATCATACTGAACGCACCTCCGATAGCACGGAAGATACCACCGATCAGTCCACCCTTCTTGGCTTCCTTCTTTACGTCTGTTCCACCTCCAGCTGCACCAGCCTGACGTGCATCAGCGAGTTTATCTCTCTTCGCTTGATCAGCTTGTTTGACTAAGAAATCTAAAATACTATTTGAGGTTTTTGCTGTTTCTAGTTGTGACTTGAGTAGGTCAGATTGAACGTCACCAGATGGAGCGTCTTTTTTCTTATCGTCTTTCTTTTCTTTGGGAGTTTCGCTGAGTTTCTTTAGATTTTCAGCTTGGTCGAGCATCGCCTTGTTGTTCATCTCGGCGAAGTCTGAGAGTTTACCAAACAGTTCTGTCTGGTATTGCATAATGTTGTTGATGACGTTTCGTTGAGACATCGAGGCATCGGATGTCTTCTGAATAGTTTCGTCTATCTGAAGAAGGAGTTCAGTATTATCATTAGCATACTGTTCGTCATTGTCCTTGATTTCCTGTAGTTCACGGACTACGTCATCAAAGGAATTTTTTGGATTTCTATCGCCTGGTATTGATGCCTCTGGCATAATTACTCCAATGCATTTTCGTTAGATTCTATAGTTTTCCATTGCTGGTCTCCACTCATGATTTCACTTATATCATCTTCATTCGCGAATGAAGCGCCACCAAACAATTGTTGTCCACCGCCTGGTTCCTGCCCCCTCTGCTGTTGTTCCAACTCCTGTAGATGTTGCATCAACAATAGTATGTGGACCTTCCTAATGTATGGAACCATGTGGTTCAGGTCGTATTGCGTGTACCCATGATGTTTGATGAGGGCAAAATCTGTCCTCAACATATTCTCAAGGTTATCGTGAGCCACGCATACTAGAAAAAAGAGGCCATCCCCTCTAGGTACTTACTCATAGGTTTACTACAGACTGGACATCTGTACGGAACGTCCAACCCAAGTTTAGGCATGTCCTCAAAGAAAGCATTTATCTTTGCGAACTGACCAGTGTTCATTGAGTTGATGAAGTTGTCTAGTTCACCTTCATCCAACTGGTCTGGTTCGTAAATGTCACCATCAGTGGTGTACACTTGTTTGATACAGGTCTTGATCATTGCGAACATCGTGTCCACATCCTGCTGAGTCATGTCTCCTGTATCTTCCAGTGTGGGATACCTCATCTCTATGCCAATGTTGTCTGTAATCATGAAACGACTGTTGTTCTTGGCCTTGTCTAGGTTGTTGACCTTTGACTTTGATAGGTCAATCGATGCCTCGACTGTTTGTCCGACACCTTCACACTTCATTCCTTTGGCTGTATCGTGATCGTCAACCTCAAAGGAGACTTCTTGTGTTTCACCAACGGACTGTGCTCTGAGTTGTACAAAAATGTACTCCATGTCAAAGGTAGGATTTTTACTTAGGTCCAGTTCCTCTGTCACACAGTTGTTGACAATCTGTTTCATTGCATTAGCGATCTCGACTTGATTCTCTGTCCTCGCCGCTTCTAATAGTATTCTTTCTTCTGATACCAGAAAAGGTCTAAGGGTCAACTTCTGTCCTGTAGACGGAAGTGCCACTTGAAACATTCTAACATCAAGTTTTGGTAATTTCATAATCTACTCAATTAAGGGTTATTTGTCTACTTCTGCTGCAGCTCTCTCTTGTGCCGCTTTAGAAATCTTGTCGAAAGCGTCGACAGCGATACGACCAATGTCGTTCGCCTGATTGAGAGCGTTTTGTAATTCTCCTGTGGGAGTATTCTTTAGTGTCGCAAGTTGACTAGCAACTTTCGAAAAGTTCTTGTCCTGTGCTTTAGGATTGGATGTATTGAACTCAAGCATTTTATGTACTTTGAATGTTACGTCAAAGGAGAGGATTCCCTCCTCCATCGTCAATGCTAGGTTACCCAAAGCGGACGGCCAAATACGTGTCGCGTAGAAGGCCAGGTGATCTGTGTCTGTCTTCGCACTTGACACTCCGCCGTCTCTCCAGTATGTCCATTCTTTGACGGCACCTTGGTCTATGACTTTCAGTCTGCAGTTCACACAATGATCGTCTGAGTATGATACGTCAGCGAATGCATTTCCAACAATCTTGTCCATCCACTTCACAAACATCTCATAAGATGAAACTGCCTGTGAACCTTTACTGACTAGGAAACCCATCTGTAGTTCACCCACCGCAGCTGCATAACCATACGACTGGGGTTGTGTAAGTCCAAATGTCTCTTTGGTCAGAATAGTTTTGCCTGGTATAGTCACGTTCTGGGCGACAAACGCGAGTTGTTGTGCCTGTGCAGTGGTCCAACCCGCATTTGGTGGTTTCTCAAAATGAACCAACCACCTATTAGCTCGTGGTAAACTAGAAAAACTTCTGATGACGTTATCTAACATTATCCTCCGATCATTTGCATGGAGTCTTTCCAGACACGCTTCTCGTTAGCCTTCTGGAATCGTGCGACAGGTAGAAACACAGCGACATCCCACTCATCAGCAGGTATCTTGATCGCTAGGTTTATCCTGTTCAGTAAGTATTTTTTGACACAAGGGAACACCTCGTCTATTCTCTTGAACTGTTCCCAGTCTGCTTTGATGAACGTAGTCTCGTCCATCTTCTTATTGTTCAGTCTGGATAACATCTGGTCCATCAGATTCGCCCTCATCATCGGTGGTAAGTAGTGCAAGTTTATTGCGTACAGATGTGGGGGTTTGAAGTCAAAGGGTATCGCCATTGGGAATCTGTCCCAGTATGGAAGTTCTTGTTTGTACTTTGCATCGTACTGAAAGAAGAACATCTGCCCTCTGACTTGGACCTTTGGTCCGTTAGCCAGTTTAAATTTTGGGTATTGGGACAACAAATCCTTTGGAGTCATCCCCGACATACCACTAATCGCACTTCCTCTTGCCCCTTTGTAGGAACGCTTTGCGAGTGATAGTCCTTGTTGTATCTTTGACTTGAACCAACCTACAGCTCCCTTTTGTTTGTTCGCTGCAGAACCAGTTCGAAGTGCCTTCTTAAATTTATCGAGTAGAGACTCGTTTAATGGATTAGCCATTTAGTTGTATACCTAGAGTTTTGATAAGAACCTTCTCAGTCCAGACATGAAATTCTACACCATTCTTCTCAGCCCATGCGTGAGCGGCATGCCATTTCGCCTGATTGACCCAATAAGTCCGCATTTCCTTGAGATACCTTCTGGGTCTCTTCGCTTTCATTGCGACTTTTGGTGGTTTAGTTTGTGCCTGGGGCTTGATCTCAACCAACAATTGTTTCCCAGATGCAAGTTGTATCATAATGTCTGGGAAGTACCTGTGTGGTTTTCCATCTGGTCCTTTGTATGGAATCCAGATTTCCTCACTCGCCCACTTCTTTACCTTGGGATTAGTATCTAGAAACGCAAAAGTCTTTCTTTCCCAAGACGAGCGATACACCACATTGTCGACATCCCCAACATATTTCTCACGGCACTTTACTCTATATTTACCTTTTTGTATTCTACTCATCCTAGCTATTTAGAGCCTAAATAGAAGGACAACCCTACAAAGGAGAAATGTTTAATGGCTACACCTAATCAACTTAATTCTACTGGTTCAACATTCGTTAAGTGGCCTGAATATCTCGCTGGTAACTCCCCATCGAATGCGGAGAAGTATGAGAAAAACTTTATTATGTTCTACTTTGTTGACCAAGGTGATTTAACAACCGATTTTGCCCAGACACTCAAGTACACAGTTGCGTTACCTGTACCGAAAGATCCACTGAAATCAACCTATTCTGCTGGTTATAATACTGGTGACGTAGGGGCAGGGACACGAGCGGCACTAGAAGCTGCGGGTCTTGCTGGACAGGGAAATGATGTTGGTTCCAAGACATCGTCACTGATGGACAAGGTCAAGAACGCCGTCGCTGGTTCTAAGGGATCAGATGCAGGAGATACGGCGAAGAACGCTACGAACAACCTAGCGACACTTGGAAACTTAGCCCCAGGCGGAGGTGCTGTACAGGGGGTTATCCAGAGAATGACCAAGACAGTCAAGAATCCATACACTTTCATGATCTACACAGGTCCAGAGTTTCGTTCCTTTACAGCATCGTGGTTGATGATACCAGACAATGCTGAAGAATCAAAGGCGATACAGGACATCTGTAGAGTGTTCAAGTTGGGTATCTTGCCTGGAATGGCTGACGTAGGAGGAGAAGCATTCAAAGGTGTATGGAAGATACCTTATCTGGTTATCCCTGAGATTTTTGTATACACAAGGGATGGCAGTGAGGCTAAACACCAAGGAACAGTAAAGGCTTCAGGGACATCTTCATACAAACCGATACAGAGATTCAAGACTTGTGTCCTAAAATCAGTGGACGTAGACTTTGCAGGGACAGGTGCGATGATGCCTACCTTCTACGAAGATGGAATGCCGTCAGCCGTGTCTCTGACTATATCATTTCAGGAGACAGTCAAACTCACACAAGCTGACATTTTCAAGGGGTACTGATGGCTTCAGATACAGGATATTTCAAGAACTTCAAGAAGGTTCAGTTCGACATAGACAAGACAGGTAAGTTCCAGTTAGTACCTGACCTCACACGTGTAGCCAAATTTCGTGGGTCAAAGGTCGACATGGTTCGTCAGTTCATGCCCTACTACATTCCTGACGGAGAACGACCAGACGTAACATCCTATAATACGTATGGAGATGTCAAGTACGTCTGGGTAATCATGTTCGTCAATAACATTTTCAACCCTTACACAGACTGGCCATTGTCCCAGAAACAGTTGACCAAGAGAATGGTGGACATCTATGGATCAGTCGCAGGTGCCGAAGCTGCGGTCCACACATACAAAGATTCACGTGGAAATGAGATCGACCACAGTAGATACGTCCAACTCAGGGACCAGACACAGAGTCCAGGCCCAGCACGTGTCGTGACAAAGTTTGAATTTGAGGTCGATGCAAACGAAAGCAAACGAGAAATCATACTACCACAAGAAGCATTTCTGCCTAAACTCCTAGTAGAACTCGGAAAGATATTTAAATAATGGAGAACATCAAAGGTCCAGTTCGTGGTGCGTATCAGATCAAAGAGTTGACCATCATGGACTTTGGACAGAAGAACTTTGTTGACTTGGGTAACCATGTCCAGTCTATCATCATGAAGGAGAGTCTGTATCAACCATACGTGACACTCAAACTCGTGGTTGAAGACTCAGCCGCTTTGCACGAACAGATGCCTATGATAGGTGAGGAGATGATCTTCTTCTCGTGGACTGACGGACCAGGCGTTTCTACAGGTAACCCAGCTAGAGTTTTTCGTAAGTTGTTCTACGTCTACAAGGTAGGACAACTCAAGGATGTAAAACCCACGGCACAAACATACACGATTCATGCCGCGACACCAGAATATTTTCAATCTAAAAAGACGAAGGTATACGGAGGATGGAACCAGACACCTATTTCAAGAATAGCGACGGACGTATACGAGGGATGGATATCACAACCGCTCTCCAAGAGGTTCAAAGGTTACGAGAAGGAACTCCAAGTGGAAGAAACAAAAGGGTCGTTGAATTTCTGTTGTCCAGGCTGGACACCACACGACACACTGGAGTGGTTGGCGACGAAGGCGATAAGTCTTGAACGTGGTTCGAAGGGGGCACTCTACTTCTTCTGGGAGTCAATGCATGGGTCATACTTCAAGTCGATTGAAACGATACTACAGAAGACAAATGAGTTCCAAGAGACTGACATGCAACAAGAGGTTCCTCAGATGCATCTGGTCCCAGCAGGAGTTGGAAACCCAGGCGAAGATGGACCACAAAACCAATACGAACAGATGATACCAGACGAGTATGGGTTCCCACAACTATTCGACTCTGTCAGTAAACTTGAGAACGGAATGATAGCGAACAGAGTCGTAGGGTTGGACTACATACATCACTCAGTCTTGAACTACGATTATTTCTACGATAAACAGGGTAAACAGCAAGGACACGCTTATGCACGTAATCTGATGAACTCATCAGTATCTTTTCTGAACCCTGACCCTGACGCGGATCAACGACAGGGCAAATTTCCGAAAGTGCAGGTGAAGGCAATTTCGGGAAGTCATGATGACGCTCCAGTCAATGCTTTGGGTGGAGAGGGGTTTTCGACAATGCATAGAACTTCGCAGTTGGAACAGATACGACAACTGCAAATGGAGGCCATAGTACCATACAATGCTGAGTATGAGACAGGGTCACTCTGTTATGTCTTCATTCCATCGAAGGCTGGAAGTATGGACACCTCACTCAATGGATTGACAAGTGGGAAGTATCTCATTACAGGAATGGACCACCTTTTGATAGGGGGTTTGTACAAGCTAAAAGTGAGATTGGTAAAAGAATCGTTATTGCAGAACATTGATGAAGCACTCAACCTGACTACGGACGAAGAAGAAAACGTGAGTCCGTTTACAGGTAACCCAGTAGCGGGTGGAGTTGCAGTGAAACAGGAGAAAAGGACTTCGCAGTCTAATCCTGGCTTGGACCCTCTTGACGAGGATGTGTACAAACAAGTTACATTTCACGAACTGGACCCACCAAACGTGGGACCATCATCTTAGGAGTAAATAATGGTTGACGCTTTAGTTGATGTACTGTCAACTCATGGCTTAGCGGGGTTATGTTTAGGTTTCTTCGCCTATCTGTGTTTTGACCAGCATCAAACAATCAAAAAGATGCAGAGTCAGGTACAGGACATGCATAAATTAAACGCCATCAAAATCGAACAGACGATGGCATCATTAGAACACGCCGTGTATGAAATGCAGGGAGATACAGCACGTATGTCTGGGCAGATGATGCAAGGTGGTGGACGGAGATAATGTACGATCAGTTTATTTGGTTTACAGGAGTAGTTGAAGACAGGATGGACCCACTCCGCCTTGGTAGGTGTAAAGTCAGGGCTTTTGGTTATCACTCACACGACATCTCCGAACAACCGACTGAAACACTTCCTTGGGCTCTGCCTTTGGCACCAGTCACAAGTGCATCCCAAACAGGAGTTGGTGAATCACCCACAGGACCAGTAGAGGGAACGTGGGTGATGGGTTTCTTTCGTGATGGGAAAGACATGCAGGAACCTATCTTTATGGGTACGATTCCAGGCATACCTGAAACACCAGGCTCGAAAAGAAGAGGTGCGTTCGCAGACAATCGATGGGCAAAAAGAGAGGCAGTCTACGAACTCACAGGTGACCCAGAGAATCCAGTTCAGAAGGATTCCGTGGGTGGAGATCCTAACACAGGGTATCCACAAAAACCAATGTCAGTGGACTACATTGCCGAAGGTACGAAGTTAGATCCTAAAGGTCTGATGGTTACTCAGCAGGCTCAACTCGTAGTCACACCACTACAGCCAACTCCATATCCTTCACTACACTTCTTTGGTCGACCCACGATTCCTTTGACAGCGTTGGGTATGGACCATCCTCTTGGAGGTCACAAGTGGATACAGGATCAGTCTAGTTCTACGGCGAAAGACATCTCACCTGCCCCTTCCCCAGCTCGACTGAGGATGGAGACAGCGACACACGCAAAGGGATGGAGAATCGCCAAGTCATCGTTTGACTCTGGTGGGGCTGGAGTACCACACGTATGGAACGAACCAAGTGATCCGTTCAACGCCAAGTATCCATTCAACCACGCTAAGGAATCAGAGTCAGGTCACCTATTCGAACTTGACGATACACTTGACGCGGAACGTGTACTGATACAACATAGGTCTACATCTCACATTCACTTCCATCCAGACGGAAGTAGGGTGGACAGAACGATGCAGTCCTTTTATCATTCTGCTATGGGGAACAGGTACGAGGGAACCAAAGGTCTTCACTCAATCAGTGCTGACGGAGGTTTTCGTGTAAATGTTCTCTCTGGTTCACTGGTCATGAGAGCGGCTGGAGACACAGTAATACAGTCAGACACAGGACAGATTGTTCTCAAAGCTCCAGGCGGAGTTGCGACAGAGCCAGGTCAAGACCTAGAGATGTCCGCAGGTAAGGGAGGTAAGGCGGGTAATATGTATGTAAACGCCGCTGAAAGATACGATACATCTTCCAAATATGAACACAAAACAAAGGGAGATCACATTATAAATGCGGCGACTTTACAGATGTCCGCGATGACTTCCTTCAAAGCTGAGTCTACAGGTAACATGGTGATGGCCCCGAAGGGTCAGTTCAACGTAAACGCAGCTTGTTCGAAAGAGTTCTACACCAACGAGTTCCTTGGAAACTACAAGGTTCCAGGCACGGATTGGGCTGGTAAAGAGATCGAAGTTATGCAGGGTAACATCGAACTGAAAGTAAACACAGGTAACCCAAAACTGGGTAACATCAGTTTGATGGTAAAAGCTGCTCCTATTCCCAGTCCACCATTCTTACCTAGTGATCCGTCAGGGGTTGTACACATACAACTCAACCCACTCACGGCCCCACTTGGAATAGACATGCAAGCGGCAGGACTCATCAACATGAAGTCTGGTCTGGTAACAAACATCTCCAGTGGTCTGGCGATGAACTTGAACGCTGGACTGATTATGAAAATACAGGGTGGACTTATGACTTCCATCCAAGCAGGACTACCATACGGAATCGCGATAGGTGGTCTTATCGGAACAGAACCAGCGGTATTAGGTGCTCAGTTCGCTGCTGAATACGCCGCTCACGTTCACTTATCAGCGGTGGGACCGACAACTCCACCCACAACAGCAGCGAAAGTAATGACCCTTCTGAGTAAGAAGGCTATGTTTGCGGGATAGAAATGGCATTAGTACCAGCGACATTACAATCAGCGTTACAACCTCTGAACGCTCCAGTTCCTAGTGGGTCCATCACAGCGATGACCATTATGAATGCGTTTCAGGCGTACGCTCTTGGTGCAATGAACATGGGAGGAGGTCCGTTTATCGCGATGCCCGCCTTCCCCGCTGCTTTATCACAACTTCAAGCAGCGATGTCGGCCCCAGTTCCCGCACCATCAATCTTTGTTATGAACCTCACGACTGCGATACACACAGCGTGGAGTTCAGTTCAGACTTTATTTCAAATAGGTCCAGTGGTCGCCGTACCAACGACTTTACAATCGGCCCTTGAACCTATTTGTGCAGTCCCAGGCCCAGCAAGTGTCTGGATCGCAGGTTTCACAAGTGCGGTGAGTTCATACTGTATGTCCTCAACCGCATCGGGCGTTATACCCGCCCCAACTCCAATACCATTTTCAGGACCAATTACGTAATGGGTGCTTTCAGGAAAGAAAAGGCAAAGCGTGCTCATGACGATCTGATGCGTGCTCCGCAGACAGTCGTTGAACAACGAGCAGAAGTGATAAAGAAGTTCTACGCCATGTATGAGTTGTTTACTGACTCAGATGGTTTCCTCTCCGCCCTTGGGGCACGAGAGATGCAGGACTTCTACGATGTGAATGGTGCCGTATCACATACACTACAGTTCTCACTACATGAGACTTGTT